CATTTGAATCAACTTCTTCAAAACCTTCTAAATCTAAGTTAACATGACATTCTAACAAAGTGTAAACCGGTTCGTTCTTTCCAGTTTTTTTACTACCTTCTAGTTCACGTTCTTTTTTTGCAAGTTCCTCGTTTGTGCTAGTGCCTGGAGGGCCTAACTCTACATCTCTATAAAAACCATTAACTTGTTGTTTTCTTAATTCGTTTTCAGATATTTTAATGGTATGAATAATCGCTTCCGCATCGTCTAATGAGGTAGCCGTGTACGGAACGATTAATTCATCCGCTGGAACAAACTTAGATACAGCTCGCCCCATATTTACATCATAGTAAACTTTTTTAAATGTAGAACCTGCAAGAGGTAAATGAAATAACATAGAATCAAACTCTGCTTCATACTCTTTCATTTGATCCATAATTAAATAATTCATAAAATCTTTAACACGTGTCGCCTGCTGTTCTGTTGCTGGACTTTTAAGTCCCATAACCTGTGTTCTTACTGGTCCATCACCTGGTAATAATTCTTTGTAAGCTTGAGCTTGAAATTGTGTAACAGCCTCTGCCATCACAGGGTGAGTTGCACCTGAAGCTCCTTGAAAAGGTTCAGTTCTGTTTTCGTATTTAAATCCTAATAAATCTAAACCAGTAATATAAGATTGCTCCCATTCTTTTCTGGATGCTTTGTAATCCATATAATTTTGTGCCATATCATTTCCGATTGGCTCTAATACATCATCTGGTAAAAGTTCTGCTAAATTATCAAAATGTGATTCTGTTCCAGGAATATTAACTGCACCTGGTTCGTAATCTAACGTTACACCACCATCTTCTTCTGGTATAACTTCTATTGGTCCTTTTGGATCTTGTTCTGCTTGTTCCTGAACAGCTACTTCTTGTAATTCCTCCTCTGAAGGAATTTCTTCTTTGTTTCTAGTGTTCGGGAGTCCTTTGTCTATTTCTGCCATATATACTCCTATAAGTTTCTAACACGTTTCATTAGACCTTGCAACCCTTGTGAGTTTGGTCCTGATTCTGGTGGTGGTCCTGAATCTACACCTGCTATTTTAGCAATACCACCGCCTGCTAGATTAGCAACACCACCAAAAGTTCCTATCTGTTGTGTTTTAAGTTCATCTGGTATTTGACCTATTTCTAATGACTCTCTATCAGCTTGTTTTTGTAAAAGATCTAATTGTGCGGGGCTGTAAAAACCTGTGCCAAACAAATCTTTTATAGGTCCTAAAACTTGTCGATCGTAGTCCATTCTATTTTGCATCTTTTGTGCATCAAACACTTCTTCTTTAGCTGCAAAGGCTTGTTGCTCTGGAGAGCCAAATTTTATAATATCAAAAATATTTTTTCCAAACATTGGCTCTGCTCTAACTTTAGCTTGTTCAAATTCTTTTTCTGCTTTTATTTCATCTTTAGGAGAGTATGTTGGATCTAGTGTATCAATATCAAAAGTTTTATCTTTTTTAATTTTTTCCAGGTTTTCATATTTATTTATTAAATCTTCGTATTTTTGTTTAGCGCTTACAAAATCAGCAGCTAATCCTTGAGTATCACTTCCTAAAATCATTCTATCTCTATCTGTTTCTTTTTCTAATTGTTTTCTTGCATCTGTTGGCATTGCATATTTAATTAAAGATTTAGATAATGCCTCTTTGTATGTATCTCCTCTATCTAACATATTGTTAGCCATAAAAGCTCCATCAATAACAACCTCGCCTGCAAGTCCGTATGGACCTAATAAACCTGTTAACGTTGTTCCTGTGCCGACTCTAGTAACTGCTCTTATTTTTTGTGCAGTTCTTTTAGCTTGTGCTTCGTTCATGTTTCCTGATTGAAGTTGTTTTGACTCTGATATTAAACCAGTCATAGCCTCGTCTATTGTACAAACGCCAGCTCCACCTCCATTACTCTTTGGACAAAACTTCATAAGTTTTTTATATAAAGGAGAACCTTGTTTTAAAGTTCCCTCTTGTAAAATTTCTTTTTGAGTTACAACACCCTCTGGCATTTTGTAACCAAAACCTTCTTGTCTATAAAAATCTCTAAAATTTAAACCCATATTTTCTAATTGATTTAATCTGCCTTTAGTGCCTCCTAAAGTTTTATCTGTTGGAGAACCTAATGTTAATTCTGGAAGAGAAATATTTGTGCCTTTTAATTGATCTACATTTTTTAAATTAGGAATAATGTTTGTGTTAAAATTATTTACAATGTTTTTAGCTTTTTTAGAGTGTTGCCATTTACCATCAACAAATTTAGAATTTTTATTTATTTCATCTTTTAATTTAGCAGTATAATTAGACACAACCTTTTGATAATCTTTTAATATCCCTTGGTTTAATTCTGTAGTTGCAAATTGTGTAAATACTGCATACGGAGCAGTTTTATTTCTAAAAGAAGTAGATACACCAATTAACTCATCAATTTCTATGCCTTTACCTTTTAGTTTAAAGTCATTATTAATTTTTTGTCTAATTTGATTTTTAAAATTTTCGAAAGTAGTTTCTGTATTTCCTAATTCATTAGTAATATCATTCATGGCAGCTTTATAAACTGCTTTTCTAATCGTGTTTTGAGATGCGTTTGAAGAACCACGCGGCGTTTCTAAAAAAGTATTTACTATATTACTAGCTAACTTTTTATTTGTTTTAAATTTACCGTCAGATAATATCGGATCATTTAAACCAATTATAGTTTGTCCATCTAATGCTTGAGTATATCGTACAAGTCCATGAACATATTTATCTAATGTCCCGTAGTTGTCTGACACATGTTCTAAAAATTTTGCATCTAAAATACCATCTGCATTCATAGGTAATTTACCATCTTTTACAATTTTAGCTGTGTATTTATCTTTTTGAAGCTTTTGAATTCTTTCAAACATATTTTTTTGGATAGGACGAGCTTGAATATATTTTTTTAATAAACTTATTTCTTTATCTGTAGGTTTTTTAAAGAAAAAATAATCTGCTCCTTTTTTAAAACCTCTTGTTGGTTTAGATGTAACTTTTGTTTGATCTAATAATTTACCAGCAGCTTGATCAAGAATTGTATTTCTTGCTCCACCCGAAGGTCTTAAATCTGGTGCACCAATTAAATTTCTAAGCTCTGTTAATGTAATATAATTTTTTTTATTTTTTGGAAGAAGCAACATGTTTTTTCGACGTGTTGTATAAGTTTCATCTAATAATTTTCCCTCAGGAATATTTAATTCTTTTTCTAAACTTTTTATTTTTTTTTCTCTTGCTTTTTCAGCTTCTGTAATATTTTTAAAACCTCCTGGCGATCTAAAAGTTTTATAATTTCCTTCATTGTCTGTATAAGCAATAGCAAATTTTATTTGATCAGAAGTACGACTTGATACTTTAAATATACCAGGTGTATCTCCAATTATAGTTGTTTTCTTTTGTCCTGGTTTTAAACTTTTATCACCAGCATACCCCTGCCTCATGCCACCAAAACCTGGTTGCACTAACATACCACCACCTGCCATTGGATTACGTCTGTTAAACGCATTGAATAATTCTATCTCTTTGACAATTGGTTTTGGATCTGGTCTTGCGATATCTGATGCAAACTTAACCTGATCTTTAATACCTGATCGAGTCAGGTATGCCATCATCTCTTTGTATTCTTTTGGAGTCATTATTCTCCTAACATTCTAGCAATACCGCCTGATGCAAATTCATCTGGACTTGGATCATAGTCACCTTGTCTTCTAATAATTGCATCTGATTGAGCCTCAGGATCTTCTGTTATAGCTTTAGCCTTGTCTTTTCTTTTTTTGTTTTGAACAATCTCTGTCATAGTAGGTCCTTTACCTGTAGCGTATTCTTTTAGTTTGGATACGTCTGAATCTAGATCTCTTATACTTGTGCCACCAATTTCATCTACATCTATATCAAAATCATCTGGACCTTGTACTCTGCTAACCGGACCCGACTCTGCTGTAGTAAATTCTGCTGTTGGACTAGGTGCTCCTTCATCAGGTAATGGTTTTTTATATTGCATCTGCACTGGATCACCGAATACATTTTGTTCGCTCTCATACTCAACTCTTACAGCACCATCATCCACGTCTTCTGTAACTCGGACCACGGAACCATCATCAAGTGTTTTTTGGTGAATAGATTGTCTTTCACCTGTTGCAAATCTTTTAGTGACATCATCACCTTCAACAATAACCTTATTAACCAATGCATCAAACCATTCTGGTTTGCCAGGCACGTTATCTGTTTTGATCACAGGGACTTTGGTTACACCTTTTGCAGTTTTAAGAGGTTTTAAAAATTTACCAACAATAGGTATAGCCATCGCACCACCTAAAATTTTTAAGAACGTTCTTCTAGTCATGCCATCTTTAAAACCAAGACGTGCTATGCCACCTTTCGCTGCCTCTAAAAGTGGACCAGTTTTTGATCTAAACTCTTCTTGTCTTAATTGACTCTCTGCTTCTTTTTGAACTTTGTCCATTGGCACTCCCTGCATGAGAAGCTCCATCATACGTTTTTGCATTGCTGGACTTAAACCATCTTTAAAACCTGCACGTCCACCTTGTGCCATGTCTTCTGGGTCGAGTTTGTTTTTAAATTTTTGTTTTGATAAAGCTGTGTAGGCTTCATCGTAAAGATCCATCTGTTGTCTTTGATCTAGATCATAAAAGTCTTTACCAAATCTGTCTGCTGCTAAATCATCTGCAACAAGTTGTGCGTTATATTTCATATCTCCTTTTGCAAATCCTGGTGAAGCGTTGTCGATAGCTTTTTCTAATTCTAGAAGATTTTGATCTTTTTCAAATTTTGCTATACTTTTTTCTCTTAATCTTTCAGCAGCCTCTTTGTTTTCTTTTCTCATTCTAGCAGCTATCTCTGCTTCTGTTTCAGCTTGCTTGCCTCCCATGATTCTAGAACCTGGTGATATTTCTTTACCTTCCATATCCATAACCTTTGCAGACTTTGTAGACTTGATTCCTTTATCTGCTTTTTTTGCATTATCTATTTGATTAAGAGCATTCTCTACCTGATTAGCATTTTTTAATGAGTTTGGATCAATACCACCACGCATCAATCTTTCTGCAGTCATCGCCACGTTAAAATCAACTAAATCTTTTTTAGGCATTGTCTGAACGATTCCGGTTTGATCCTTCATCATTGTTCGTAATACCCATTGTACAACTGCCTTCATTAATAATAATTCCTTTTAGTTTGCTCGACGTTTTCGTCGATATAATCTTCAGGGTGTTCGATTAGACCGCCCTGTCTAAATCGCATGATCGCCTGTGTCGTGGAATCCACAAGGTCGTCATGATCACCATAAGGAAATGCAGCACATTCTTCAATAACGTCGTCTGCAAATTTCTGCTCAGGTGCCCATATCATACCAGATTCAAATAAAGGTGCAACAGCATTTACACGTGCATGCTTATCGTTTCCTTTAGAAGGACTAAAGTTAACAACTGGTATATCCATCTTTCTAAGCTCGTATGTCAGAGGTAATCCTGATGCTTTTGCCTCGACAATAACTGTTTCAGGCTTCCAATACTGATATTGTTCAAGAGCCAATCTTCTTAGTTCAGGGAACTCGTATCTGCCTTTAATAGCATCTAACAATATAAGATTGGCTCCTTCGTCTTCACTTGGGTAAAATATTCCCCACGTAGTGATGGCGCTGTAATCAGCTGTCTCCTTTTTTAAAAATGCAGTATCATAAGATTGTATAACATGTTGTAGTTGTGGTATCTCTTCACCAGTATAAGTTCGCCACCATTCACGTTTTAATATAGCTCCTTCTTCTGCTGTTGGATTCTGCATCCACTGTGCATTCCATTTGCCCGTGGGCAATGTTGCTTGGACCTTTTCTAATTCTTCTAACTTCCAATACTCTGGCCACACAGGTTGTGCGTTCTTTGATCCATGTTCCATGATTGCTGGAAACTCGACCACGTGCCATTGATCAGCTTTCGCTTCTTTTTGATTCTGTATCAATTTACCAGTCAAATCTTTATTACTCCATCTAGTCATAACTAAAACTATTTTACCACCAGGTTGTAAACGTTGTCGTGGACCTGACGTGTACCACTCGTAAGCTGATTCGAGAGCCGTAGGTGATAGTGCATCTTGCTCTGAATGTGGGTCATCAATAATTAATAAATCTGCACCACGTCCTGTTATTGCCCCACCAACACCAGCAGCGAAGTATTCACCGCCTTGTGCCGTTTCCCAACGTCCTGCTGCTTTTGAATCTTCTTGTAATCTAGTTTTAAAAATTTTGGTATAATCTTCTGAGTCGATTAGGTTCTTGGCTTTCCGACCAAACCTGACTGCGAGTTCGCCTGTGTGCGTTGCTTGAATGATCTTGAGCTTTGGATCACGGCCCACCATCCATGCTGGTAGCAAGTAAGATGCAAATTCAGATTTTGTATGCCTAGGAGGCATGTTAATTATTAATCTGGTTATTTCACCAGTTGCTAATTTATTAAATTTTTCTGCAATGTGCCTGTGATGGGACCCCTCTACAAAATCTGGCCACACACATTTGACAAAAGACAAGAAGTCATTTTTAGCTTTATTCTGTATCTTTTTTTCTGCATGTAACACTTGCAGTTGTTTAAAAGTTTTTCTAACATCTGCAGGTAGTTTACTTATATCTATATTATTTAAATTCATTTAAAATTTTTTAAAAAATTTTTTGCACTATGTTTAAAGTGTTCAACATGTTTTTACCAGGTATAACTGTGTAAATCAAGCAATACAACCTAGAGTAGTGGGACCCCTTTGTACAAAAAGGGGGGATAGGGTCGAAGCGATTAGCGATGTTTGGATTTGGTTCGGGACCCCTGGCCCGTAGGGCCAGGGGTAAGAGAGTTAATCTAGTAAGACCATATAAGCTTTGGCATTGTGTTTCATAAACCAATCTAAACCTTTACGCATCTCTGCCCAGTATTTAGAAGAGCCTGTGCCATTGATTCGGTCTTCCATAGTTGCGAGTAATTCATTCTTAAATATTTGATCGTGAATGAATGCCTCGTCTTTAGTTAACATAACAGACTCGCCGTTGAATCTGTTTCGTCTTTCTTCTGTTCTTTCTGTTTTAGTCATATCCTATATTATCCTGTATTAGAGTTATTGTCAACCTCTTTTATTATTGTTTTTGTCCATGAATAATTACCCCAATTACTTTGGATTGTTTCTTTTACAGGGTCCTCGATCGGTGTTTCAAGAGCCTCGGTTCTTGGTGCAATCTGTCTTATTTGATTGCCATACTTATTCCAGAAATCTCGCTCACAAGATTGACTACAAAACCAATTCCAAGAGTTGTTTGCGTCGCCATATGTACTGATTTTTACTTTTCTTGTTCTCAATACCTTTGAGCCCTTGACACCTCGCACTCGGTCAACTGTATGTTTCTTATGGCACTCCGGTCCATGGCACCAATTATAGTCGCTCATTAGTGCCTCACTTTCCAACTTGTTGTTGCTGTTCTATATCCATGACTATCTAAGTCATAATAAACATAATAAGGGACACCCTGTTTAGATGTTCCATATCTAGATTTTTCGTCATGTTTGCCACGTCTAGTAATATGTTTTTTATGCTTACTAGCCCAATAAGTTATGTAGAATGTTTTAGTCATATTTCTCTCTTTCTGTTATGGGACTACCCTATAGGATAGTCCCTTAATTGTCAATAGTTAATTT